TCGCTTTTCAGGGCTCAACCCATGGCAACTACCAGTCCGGAGGCAAAACAGTCTTTGACAAAGAACAGAAACGTGTGCAGCTGACGGGTACATTCCTAATTCAAGGTGATTTATGCCCGGATGTTGTGGAAATCACGTCTGGACGAATAACTATTTCCGGCTTCAAGAGGAACATTCTGCAAGGGTATAAGAAACGGAACCCCGACGGTACTGTGAATTTCACGGAGATCCAAATCATATGAACGGGAAGTGCACCTTTAAGCCGAACCTGAATAAGATCCGCCAATTGTCAAGAGCACAGGTTGCAGCGCTTAGAGATACGGCAGAATCCCTTCTAACAGATGTCACTCAGGCACAGGTATTACCTTACAAGCAAGGCATACTTCAGAATGACCAGACCTTTGTGAGTGTTGAATCTGCCGATGCGGGAACTGTACAATTGATTTCCTCAACACCATACGCCAGGCGACTATATTATCACCCCGAATATAACTTCAGCAAAGAGGAAAACCCTAATGCGAGGGGAGGATGGTACGAGGACTGGTTGGATGGCGGACGGAAGCAGGATTTCTGCAAAAAAGCCTTTATGAGGCACTATAGGAGGCATGCCGGGCTATGATAATGAACCTTTCAGGTGTGAAAGACTGGATTAAGTCTTACGAAATTGCCGAACATTATTACGTCGGAAAACTGGACAACAAACAAGAAAAATCAATAGGAATATATCAGGGGTCATTATCGGGTCATGCGCGAGAGTGCCTAGGTGGATTTGTAAACAATGGATATGAAGTCAAAAGCGTATCCCTGCTGATTCATTGGAACAATAACGCAAAGGAAACCGAAGATGCAGCCATTGACTTATTCCAAAAGCTGAGAAGCGAAACAAACATTCAAATAAGCGGGATTTTCGTCCATTTTCTAACACTCACCGTGGCCGAGCCGCAAGACGTCGGGACAGATGATAATGGAGTCTATGAGCGAGTAATCACGTTTGATCTATATTACAAGAAGGAGGAAGAAGAATGACAGCATTTACTGGAGTTTTCCCTTGCCATAAGAACCAGTTCAAAGCGGGAGCCACAGGGACAACCAATGCAATCAGCGACATGGAGAGCTTTGATGTTTCTTTCGACAACGGTGTCGAGGAGTGGACTCCATTCAACACTGAAGGTTGGATTAGACGCCTGATGACAGCGAAATCTGTTACCATATCCGTCAAGGGGAAAAGAAACTTTGGCGATGTGGGCAACGATTATGTCGCTGGCAAGGCACTGGTCAATGGCACTGACGCTCAAGGCAATTTTGAATGGACGTTTGCGGATGGAACAAAAATCCTGTTCGCCGATGCCATTTTCAATGTCACTGCTTGCGGATCTGGAGAATCCACCGCCGTTGGACCACTTGAATTTGAAGTGATGTCCAACGGTAAACCGACCATCACGCCAGCGGTTTAGTGATACACGATGAGGGGGCTGCTCTATGCGGTCCCTTTCTTGTTATGGAGGAATTATGAAACGGATTGATATTACCGACAAATTGAACTTCGACGAATCACCAATCTTGGTTATCAAGGGCGAAGAATTTGTTATAAACGATGATGCTATTACACTTTTAAAGGTCATGGGTGTAATGGAAGGGACCAATGAACCGACGCTTTCGGAAGTTATGGAATTGTTCGATTTACTTTTTCCGAATGGGAGCAGAGAAAAATTTCAAAAAATTGACCTTAAAGCGAAAGACTTTGCGACTGTCGTTGAAGCAGCGATGGATCTAGTCACCGGAACGGACGAAGAGGAAGAACAGCCGGGGGAGTTGCAGAGTCCTGGTATAGCATAATCGATGATTTTGATTTGATTGTATCGAGTTTGATGTCCCAATACGGCATTCGGATTTACTCGGAAGATTTCAAGAAAATGAAATGGGATGAGTTTAAGGCAATGATAGCGGGACTTGGACCGGAAACTATACTTGGACGAATTGTGTCCATCCGTTCTGAAACGGACAAAGAAATAATCAAAAATTTTGGAAAAGAAGAAAATCGTATTCGGAGTGAATGGTTCCGAAGACGTGCACAAATGGCATCACCTGAACAGATTGATGGTGCTATGGAACAGATAAAACAGGCATTGATTGCAATGGCCAAATGAGGGTGAGTGAATGTCCAATTCAGTAGGTCGCGTTGACCTTGATCTAAATATTAATAAAAAGGGATTCAACAGTCAGCTTGGTGGAATTGGAGCCGCAGCTAAAAAGTTGGGCGGCGTTTTTCTGGCTGCATTTTCAGTCAAGGCGGTAGCTGGTTTCGCTGCGTCTTGCGTCAAACTGGGATCAGATTTGAATGAAGTGCAGAACGTGGTGAACGTATCCTTCCCCACAATGTCGAAGAAGGTTGATGATTTTGCCCGAAATGCGGCTTCATCATTTGGCCTGTCTGAAACTATGGCGAAGAAATACATGGGAACAACCGGCGCGATGGCCAAGGCATTTGGCTTTACTGAGAAGCAGGCATATGACATGAGCGCAACGATTACTGGTCTGGCCGGTGATATGGCATCCTTCTACAATATGGATCAGGATGAAGCCTTCATAAAGTTGAAAAGCATTTTTACCGGCGAGACAGAAACCCTTAAGGATATTGGAGTGGTAATGACCCAGGCAAGCTTGGATCAATATGCCATGGCCAATGGATATGGGAAGACTACCGCCGCTATGACCGAGCAAGAGAAGGTTGCCTTGCGATATGCCTTTGTTCAGCAACAGCTCTCTTTGGCATCTGGTGATTTTATTCGAACTCAAAATGGCTGGGCCAATCAGACTAGAATACTAAAACTTCAGTTTGATAGTTTCAAAGCAAGCGTCGGGCAAGGTCTTATCAATGCCCTCACTCCCGTGCTTAAGATCATCAACTATTTAATGCAACGTTTGAGTCAGCTGGCCAATGCTTTTAAGACTTGGACAGCCAAGATATTTGGAGATGCTTCTGCCACGGGATCATCTTCAATGTCGTCAATGGCGAAATCGGCTGATACGGCAAGTTCAGCTGTGAATGGCGTTGGTACCGCGGCTAAAAAAACAGCATCCAAAGTAAAGAAGGCGGCAAGGGAGTTGATGGGGTTTGACAAAATCACCAAGCTCTCTGAGAAGTCCAGTACCAGCTCAGGTAGTGGTGCCGGAGGGATTAGCACCGGGGCGTCATCAATCGCAGATTTTTCACAACCTGAAACGCAAACAAAAAAAAGAAATGCGCTTCTTGATAAAATCGCAAAAAAATACGAAAAGAATATAGGCAGGCTAAAGGAAGCATTCGGAAACCTCAAAAAATCGGCGGGAAAATCTTTTGCCGGTTTTTACAAGGCAGTTCTAAAACCCCTCGGGAAGTGGGTTATGAATAAACTAGCTCCTATTGTGATTGATATGCTTGCGGCAGCTTTTCAGTTTTTGGCTGATGTTCTGGACTTTATCAGGCCAATTGCATTGTGGCTAATTAAACACGTATTCAAGCCAATGGCACAGGTGCTTGGGGCGGCAATTATTAAAAATATTAAGGATATTGCAGCAGCTTTCAAGCTAATGAGCAAAGCCATCAAATGGGTCATCGATAAATATAAGACCCTTAAAAAATGGTTCAAAGAAAAAATTAAAATGCCCAAAATCAAAATTCCTACCATTGACAGCATAAAAGACGCCTTATCCAACAAATGGGATGAAGCAAAGGAATGGTGGGACAACGAGAAGGAAGATCTGAAAGAAGCAGCGGTCACCATCGTCAAGACACTTAAAGCAGTGAAAGATAACGCGTTTGATTCCCTTTCGAAAAAATGGGATGCAATCAAGAACAGCAAGGCGGTCAAGACCATTTCTGGTTCTGTGAGCAACACCTTCAGTTCAATAAAATCAAAATGGGATGGGCTAAGAAATAAAACCGCTGAAGTGGCACTCAAGTTAAAAGACGGTTTTACTTCACTTTTGAGAAGTATCATACGTGGGATAATCGATGCCATCAACGGCATCATTAAATTCTGGAATAAGATACCAGGCCACAAAGATGCTGGCTACATCCAGTATCCTAAACTTGCCCAGGGTGGCTATGTCAAGCGGAACACTCCACAACTGGCCATGATTGGCGACAACAGGCGATATGGAGAAGTGGTTGCCCCTGAAAACAAACTCTTGGAGATGGCCAAACAAGCCGCAGCACTCGCAGGAAATGGAAACAATCAAGATGCCGTTCGTGTATTGCGTGAAATACTGGCGGCAATCAAGGCGCTTGATCTTGATGTCTACATGAGCGGGCGCAAGGTCACCGATATGGTAGTTAGGGAAATCAACGCTAGAACCAAAGCGACTGGAACATGTCCAATTAACATCTAAGGAGGGATAGTATGGCGACTTTATCCGTCGGTGCTGTAAATTTGCCCGAACCGTCGAAAGTGACAAGCACAGACGAAATCATCTGGTCTTCAAATACGGGACGATCCGCTGACAGTGGAAAGATGGTTGGCGATGTCATAGCTCAGAAGAAGACACTTGATATTGAGTGGACCATGGTCACTGAAGATGAACTTCGAGTGATCAGAGAAAATCTTGTCCCTGGGTTCTTCCAGATCACATTTCGGGACAACGACGGTGCACAAACCATGACCGCTTATCGAAGCACAATCCAAAAAGAGCATAAGGGATACGTGAACGGCATCTATTATTACCAGTCTGTGAGCGTCAGTGTAACCCAGCAGTAGAGGAATATTATGAGAAATGCATCTGCCAATTACATAACTGCAATCAACCAGGATACTAGAACATTTTTTGCTAGATTCTTGTATAACGGCATTCCGGTATCAGGCGACATCAAGCAGATAACGCTCACACAAGGTGCGACATTTGACGGTGTATTTGCCCCTGGCGCGGTCTTTTCTCCATATATTGATGTAACAATTGACAACTGCGTGGAAGGTCTTCAGGGGAAGGAACTGAAGCTCGAAATGGGTTTGCTGGTAGACGGCTCTGTTGAGTATCTTTCAATGGGATATTATACGGTTGGCGCACCAAAGACCAGACGGAACACATCGAACTTTATAGCAAATGGAAGAATCACTTCAAAGATGACGGAAGGGTATTTTAGTGGGTTGTCCTACCCGGCAACCATATCTTCGGTTCTTGCTGAAATCAGCTCCCAGTCCGGGATTGGAATATCGCTAATTGGTGGTTTGTCGGGGACTGGATTAATAGAACAAATGCCAAAAGGGTACTTGCACAGGGAAATGCTTGGGTATATCGCTGGTTTACTTGGCGGATTTGCGACCGAAGATACGAATGGTGGCATTGTAATCGCACCGTTCCCAACAATTCCGGACTATACATTGACGGGTGACAGATATTACGACTTTCCCGAAGTAAACGATTTGGATTACACCTGTACTGGAATAAAAGTGGTTGTATCATCCGGATTTGAGGACGAAGAAGGCGAAAGCGTCTCAGAAGTTGCGTACAGCCATGGAACACCCAACATCTTGGTCAACAATCCATTTATGACCCAGGCAATGTTCGATGTTATGTACCCAAAAGTTGAAGGATACAGTTATCGACCTGGGACAGTCACATTTTTAGGAGACAATCGACTTGAACCATGGGATCTACTGGCTGTAATTGATGGCGAGAACACCTTCAGTATTCCGGCTTTCGGGATAACCCAGCAATTCGATGGTGGGCTCATCACCGGAATCACGTCACCAGGGACCACCGATACCGATGCATCCACTGAATCCAAAGGTCCAGTCGCTCAACAAATTGAACGGATTTATACCGATTTGCTGTTTGTCCAGGACGCACTTGTAAATAGGCTTAAGGTCGAAGAGGCCGAAATAACCTATGCGACGATTCAAAATCTAGTCGCTGCCACAGCGCGTATTGGCACACTTGAAGCGAATCAAATTGATGTTTCATATCTGGATGCCCATTTCGCGAAAATTGACTTAGCGAACGTTACTGAAATATCTGCAGCTATATTAAAGGCACACGTGATTGAAGCCATAAATGCATCAATTGAAGAAGCTACTATTGGATCCGCAAAAATCGACGTTGCCGAAATCAGTTCACTTGTTGCTGGAAGCATCGATGCAGAATTCATCACTAGCAAGATAGCCACTGTTGACAATGGATTCTTGAACGCTGTAATCGCAAATCAGGGCGTTATCAAAACTGCTCAAATTGCAGAAGCCGCCATTACGAATGCCTTGATTGCAGACTTGTCTGCCAATAAAATCAATGCCGGCACGCTGTCTGTTGAAAGACTGTTGATAGGTGGCGCGGAAGGTGGATTGCTGTTCGCATTGAATAATTATGGTGAACTAGTCTCTACTGCCGTTGACTCGCTTGATGGCGCCGTGCTCACGCCCAGGACAATCACCGCTGACAGGATCGTTGCAGAATCGATAACAGCAGAGGAGATTGCAGCTGAGTCCATACTTGCCAATCACATTGTATCTGGTGCGATTACCGCTGATAAGTTAGCTGTCAGTTGCATTGATGTGGGTGGGTTATTGAACGCTGTCGAAGGAGTAATTGGTGCCTTTACGATAGGCGATGCTTATATTGCCAAAGGGACAAGTGTGTTCGGCACCATTAACGAAGGGGAAACTGGCAGCGTTTACATTGGCGCAAATGGAATAAGCTGTGGCGACAAATTCAAAGTGGACAGCCAGGGGAACATAACAGCTACAGGATTATCGCTAAATATGTTTGATTCGGATTCTGCCGATTGGTTGTCAGGCGTGGATTCTTCAGTTGCATTTCAATCTGGGCTAAGTCAATATTTAAGTTTCTCTGCGGATGATGGACTGATACTTGGCACAAGCGGTGATGGACCAAAGCTACAATTACTTGGAACGAGATTGTCTTTACTTGATGATGATGGAAATGCCGGCGCGTATCTTGAAAACCCAACTGGTGAATCTGGTGATTCCAAACTTTATATCGATAATGCTGTTATTTTGTCGAGCCTGGGATTTGGGAACGGAGCGTTTGCGTTCGAAAACAGGGACAAC